TGCTAACCTTCGGGGTGCTGACCTTCAGGATGCTAACCTTCAGGATGCTAACCTTCGGGGTGCTGACCTTCAGGATGCTAACCTTCAGGATGCTAACCTTCGGGGTGCTGACCTTCAGGATGCTAACCTTCGGGGTGCTGACCTTCGGGGTGCTGACCTTCAGGATGCTAACCTTCGGGGTGCTGACCTTCAGGATGCTAACCTTCAGGATGCTAACCTTCGGGGTGCTGACCTTCAGGATGCTAACCTTCAGGATGCTAACCTTCAGGGTGCTAACCTTCGGGGTGCTGACCTTCAGGGTGCTGACCTTCAGGATGCTAACCTTCAGGGTGCTAACCTTCGGGGTGCTGACCTTCGGGGTGCTAACCTTCAGGGTGCTAACCTTCGGGGTGCTGACCTTCAGGATGCTAACCTTCGGGGTGCTGACCTTCAGGGTGCTGACCTTCAGGATGCGCTAAACAAAGACAAAGCAGTTGGATTAGAAGAAGAAGAGGATAAAATATGATAATCGACGGCGAGCACTGTAAGTATTGCGGCGCTTCACTAGGCGAGGATGAACAGGCCTTTATGCAGACATGTCACCAGTGCGACGAGCGTCAGCGCATAAACGCTTTTATACAACCGCGCCGTTCTTATGAATGGGGGTGCATCTGAATGTCTCAGGAAAGAAGGTGCGATACCTGCATAAACGTGCGTAACTCAGACAGCTATGCTCCGCACCGCTGGTGTATCCCACAGCGTGCTTATTTTGAGAAAGATCATTCCTGTAATCAATGGGGGGATAAAGATGGCTGCTAATACTGCTAATATCACAACCACAACTAAAATTAATAGGCGGCATACTCTTTTTCGTGAAACATGGGTTACCGTTGCTAAGCTGTACTGGTTCCTGTTTTTGAACGGTATAGCAACGGTCATAATCCTATACGGTCTTTCGTTAATTATTAAAGTAGGCTTAAAATGAACCACGATTTAACACACGAGCGAATTGTTGACGAGTTTGATTCTATCTGGCAGGCAGTTTCCCACCTAGAAGATGCCGCTAAAGATCAGTTAAAGCAGATTGAAGACATACGAAGATTGATCCAAGATAGATTAACTCAGATTAACATTGAGGAGGCTCATATTGCTCAAGAGACAGACATCCAAGTACCGCGAATGGCGAACAGAAGGTAAACTTGATCTGCTGGATCAGGGAATACTTGACTGCCTTCGTGACCGGCCGGGCAGTAACGTGAAAATGGTCTGGATGTGCCTTGTACTTGGTCGGTTTGGGGGATTAAAACAACCTATGCTGTATCATCGGATCAGAACATTAGAAAAGGAAGGATACGTCAGAACAGAGAAAGTATGGTATGAGCGCAAGTGCTACGTTAAGTGATATACGACGAGATAAACTGCTTCTTTCAACATACGCTCGAAATCCAGATTGGCCTAAGATAAGGAGGAGATTCCTAAAGATGAATCCTACGTGTGCAGTATGTGGTTCCATTAAGCGATTAGCAGCTCATCACATTGCGCCATATCAATGGAATAAAGAGTTAGAATTAGATCAAAGTAATTTGATAACTTTATGCGAAGGTCCAGGGAATCATCATCTGACTTTTGGCCATTTGAATCAGTGGGTCAGCTACAATGAAAACGTCGTTAAGGACGCGGCTGAGTGGAATAAGCGTATTAAATCAAGGCCAAAATGGAAACGGTAGGAGGAATAATGATAATTGAAATAATAATAATAGAACTGTGCATAGGCGTCGGTGTCCTGGCTGAGGGGCTCTTAATCGTTAAGGGCTTTGATATGCTTGCGCGACGCTTGAACGTAACGCTAGATTAAGGAGTGATAACGTTGGGATTCCTGGAACTTGACCACAGACTGAGTGAAATACAAGAGGATGAATGTAAAGAACTGTACAGTCGAGACGTTCTCCTGCTCGCAGAGGCTATCTGCGCATTAGCTGAGGAAGTTTATAAAATAAGAATTGAAGTTAAAATTTGAATTATGAGCAATAAGAAACAGGCGTGGGAAAGGAGAAGAGCAGAGGAAGGATACAGAAAGCTCTACATCTGGCTCGGACCTGATATACGCGAAACAGTTGAAAAAATGGCGCACGATGAAATGCTGCCAGTATCGGCGATGGTTGAAGAGATCTTAAAAAAGGTGATATTGGGGTGAAAAATGACAGATATGAACGATGATAAAGAACGGACACTCATACAAATTCCGTGCCCTACCTGTGGGCATCAGCGATATTGCCTATTAGGTGGTGCTGATGGGCCAGAATATCTGTGTAAACATTGTGGAAATAACAAGGCGTAAAAATGAACGGTACGGAAACCAGCGGACGGATCTACTTAGGGCTTAGAGCATCAGCACCTCAATGTCCTCGGCCATTTGTCACCTCGGGTTTTTTAAATCTATCCGCTGGCCGTATAACCGAATAAGGCGTGGAAATCGTGAGCGGGAAAAAACAAATGGTGTGGTTGCCTTTGCTTTTGCGTCTTTGCTTCACTACTCACGACCACTTTGCCTATAAGCTAAAAAGGAGGCTATAAAAATGGTTAAAGAACCAACAAAAGAAGAAATCGAAGCATGGAAAGCTGAACAAGCTAGGAAAGAGGAAGAATTTGTCCCTAATGAGTCTGAAGAGGAGGAAGCAGCGAAGGCATTTAAAGTAACTAAATCTAAAAAAGAACCGCGTTATATGACCCCTCAAGAAGTTAAAACAGAAAGGGCAGATGAAAGGCCATATAAAGTAGTAAATGTTGATACTCCAAATTCTGTAAGCACGACAGAAGAACGCGGTCCAAGGCACGAAACGATAGAGATAGTCCGCAAGAAGCATATCAGTATAGTAAAAGAAGACGTTTACGAGGCTGTAATAAAGAAAACCTGGACAAGCGAAGATCCAGACTATTACAATAAAACGCCTGACGGAAGCCCGGGAGTTCGGACGTTCTTATACATCTCTTTTGAAACCTCTTTTGGCGAGATAACCAGGCGCATGTCACTAAACTATAACGAAGGCTCAATACTGCGCGATTTAGTTAGCGTTACGCTAGGTGGGTATCCCGAATCACTGACTACTGACGATCTCCTAGGCCAGCATGTAAGAGTGATGGTGAAGAATGTAAAGAACCAGCGAGGGGATGAGTGGCCTCGTATTGTCCAATTCTTGCCGAGCACAACACAGTTTAAACGGGCGGACGAATGACCACCTTAAAAAAGTACTATTGGACTATGATGTGGCTGCTATTTGGCATGCCTAGGAATATGCATATTTTATGGGAGGTTGTAAGATGACCGAAAATTGCACCTACTGCGGCAGGGAGATAAAGGAACACATGCCTAGTCTTATTGGGATGCGAGACGGCGAGCAGTACCAGTTGCACCCTGCTTGTAGAGAGAGCTACTTAAGATCACCAAATAAATGAGGCCTATCAAATGGTTGAGGAACTAGAACTTAAAGAGATTGAAATCACACTCAACGGAGCAGATATCGCGGCCTTTATGGTAATGTCGTGCGAATCAATAGTCACAGGGCTTGCTACATTGTTGAATATCTTACAAAGAAGAGGCATACCTGACAGCGATCCAGAAGTTACTAAAATGCGCGATGATTATCATGAGTATTTACAGCGGCTTGAACTTGCTCTGAGGATTCAAATGAAACTCCATGAGATGAAAGAAAGCGACCAAAAACCACCACAGTATGATGTTGGCTACGGTTGAAGAATGAAGCTCTATTCTGAGAGTCTTTATCTTACTACAATGGCACAAATAGGCCCCTGTACTTCCCGGGAACTAGCAAAAGCAACAAAGACCTCGCAGCCTACGACATGCAGATATTTACTCCAACTCCGCCAGGACGGAAAGGTCGGCATGTGGCTTTCAACGACTGACGGCAGGCGGATTATGTATCATCTTAAGAGGTGATGTAAAATGCTGTGCGAACAATGCGGCAGGGAGATAAAACCACGCGAACCACATTATACTGGGGTAAGGGATGCCATGCCGTACACTATCCATATAGCATGCAGAGAGGCGTGGATGCACCAAGATACTAGCATTAAAAGAGGGTGAAAAATGACCTGCAAAGAAACATTAGGTGATATCCGAAAATACATAAGTTACTACCACGATGGTTCGTGGAGTGAAAACGGCACTTTTACTGCGATTTTAACGCGGGCGGATTGGCTGAAAAAAGGGGTTGAAAAATGACTTTATTTGATGCAATAGAACTTGTTGCACTCCTATTTATAATTGGTTACATAATGATTTGGATATGTTTTGGTGGGAAAGACGGCAAGGGCATACGCTTACATAGAAAAAGAGGCTGAAAAATGAGACTTCCAAAGCCGTGTAACAGCTGCTCAAACGCAGTCATACGACATAATGAATACTACTGCAAGTCTCGTGGGTTTAACCTCCCTACCGAGCACGAGGGGCTAATAAGCTTAGATCTGACACTTGTACTGTGTGACTCTTACAAAAGAAATGGCTGAAAATTACTTGTGGTGGTATCCAAACGGAATGGTCTTCGATGAGTCGTTGGTCGGTATATACAGAAGCGCGTTGCCAACGTGAGATGGTTTGTGGGTTCGAATCCCACCCACCACTTGAAATGAGACTAAACAAATGGCTAAAATAAAACGCTGTCACACCTGCAGGCGGGCCTATACGCTGAGAGACTTACACATCCGCTGCAGAGACACAGGCGAAACAATAAGCGCGTTTACCGAGGCATGCCCGTCCTATGCCGGTGATCCGAAAAAGCTGAGCAGAGGGTGGGGCGTTATAATGAGGCTACAGAACATTAAGGAGGGATTAGATGGCGGCAGTAGGTGATACGGAATTTGCATTTTTCGTCTTTTATAAGACAAAAGGTGGAATCGGCGGGTTTGAAGTTCTTGACGGAACCCTAGAGTTTGACTCGGTATTGCGCCAAGAGCAACCGTGGGAAGAAGGATACGAAGAGAACGCGATGTGGGTACAACGGACTGTTGATTATCGCACAGTTAAATTAACTGGCGTAATCGGCTCTAGTGAGTTCAAAGAGTGGGAGAAAGAGCCGATAAAAGAGAAGCGCAAGCTAAAGGAGGGCTTAGATGGAGAAGATTGAAAGAATAGAAAAAAGAATCGAACGCTATCGTGAAGAGATCCGAGATATTAGACTAAACAGATTAATCCCAATGGGCTACCGCTCCTACTGCCTTCGACACCGAAATGCTAAAAAAGATTATACGATGACCGTTGCCTTTTGCATCGTGCCCTGGGTGCTGGTTATGGTTATCGTATTTGGAGTGCTGAGATAAGAAAAAGATGAAATTGCTTGATTTATATTGCGGCGCAGGCGGAGCGGCAATGGGTTACCATCGCGCAGGATTTGACGTTGTAGGTGTTGACATTAGAGACCAGCCTAATTACCCGTTTGAATTTATACAATCTGATGTGTTCGACGTAGATCCTGAATTTTTAAGAGAGTTTGATATCATTCATGCAAGTCCACCATGTCAAGCATACACCGTCGGCAGCATTTGGCTGCGCAAACGTGGCGTGGAATATCCTGATTTATTAGGGGCAACGCGAGATCTAATCCTCGATAGTGACGTTGATTATGTCATTGAAAATGTACCACGAGCACCACTTATCCAACCAATGATGCTTTGTGGAACGATGTTCGGCTTGAAGGTATTCCGTCACCGTTTATTCGAGAGTAACATGTGGATTTACCCCCCTACATGCTGTCACCATAACGGCACAACACGGCATGGTGATTATTATATCGTGGCGAACTGTAACCCAATAGGGGACTATTATCACGGGAAGAGTATGCCTAAAGAGCTGCGCCAACACTACAGGGAAAAAGTTTATGCCCAAATGTTTGCTGAGTTTGGGGGTAAGAATAAGACAGAAGCGCAATATCGGGCGTGGTGTGATGCTATGCAGATTGATTGGATGACTAAGTATGAACTCACCCAGGCAATCCCACCAGCGTACACATTTTGGATAGGCAAACTTATAATGAGTAGTTAGAAAATGCCAAGTAAAACCAATTTGATTCACAGGCATAAATTAATAATGAACAATATTATCGGACATGAAGACTCTAAAGGAACGTTTCACGGCGGACAGAATTATAATATTATACGCGCCGTGTACCGCAAACAGAAACCTTTAATTTTACGATATGTCCGCTCAAGAACACCTAAAATGGCGATAGAAGGCTTACCGTTATTCTTCAAAGTCAATTTTAAGCCAATGTGGTCACGAGCGCTCAAGCAGGTATGGTTAAATTCCGCTGAAGAAGCTGAGGACTTTGTGAAGGAACATCATAATCCAGTTAAAAAGGGAGAAGAAATAATTCAGAAGGATTATCAAGAGTATGCAGATGAATGGATGGATCAGCACGCAGGAACCAAGATTAACGGAATAACGGATACAGACCAGGAGTGGTTAGCGAATACGTTACGAAGCGGTGTAAGTGAGGGTAAGACGCAGAATGAGATAGCTGACGATTTGGTGGATGATTTTGATAATGTTAGTGAAGGACGCGCAGCTACAATCGCGCGCACAGAAACTAACGGCGCTTTTTCTTACGCAAGCAATGAGACAGCTAAAGACCTTATGCCTGAAGGAGCTACAAAAACCTGGAACACGACCTCTAGTGCCCCACGACCAGCACATGAAGACGCCGATGGACAAACTGTTGCCCTCTCAGACAGCTTCGATATAGGTGGGGAAGATCTTGATTATCCGTCAGATCCAAACGGTAGTGACTGGAATACTATAAATTGCCTCTGTGTCATTACGTATGATTATCCTTCTGAGTCTGAGGTTACAGGGCTGCCAGTTGAAGAATTCCCAGAGGAGGAAGAATGACTAAAAACCTTAGCGTAACATCTTATGAACACTGGGCGTGGGGTTATCTGAAGCGCCACTTGGATAAAATGGCCCCAAGTGATCCAGCCAATATCATAGATGCGATGGCGGTTATAATCTATAGTGAAATAGATGATAAAGGGATGTTAGGGCCAGATAAATGGGGGCTGCCGATAGGGAAAGAAATTGATTATACGCCAACAACTGTTATTCGCGGCGGCAGGTATTGGGGAACCATACCTCTTGAACCGGTCAAAGCGTGGGATTTTACGGCAGAGGAAGAAGAATAACATGCCAATGACTGCCGACAAGCGCCATATAATCATTAAAAAATGCGCTTATCTAGGATGTAGCACACCAATAAAAGTCGAAAAAGGACGATGGGAAGGCAAGTTTTATGTTCGGGTTAAAGGCTGGAGGCAACGCAAGTACTGTCCTGAGCACGAATGGATACGGTGTAAACAAAAAGGAGTAAAAGATGTCTGAACTAACATTTGGGCGCTGTTCGCGTTGTGGTGAACACGTCGCGGGCCACGCCGTTTACGTTGACGGAGTATTATATTGTAGTTATTGCGAGCTCGATAAGCGTCACAAACTGCTTGACGAAATTCTTAAAGAGATAAGCTAAGGTGAACGCTCCTATCAAATGCCAAAATCCGAAATGCAGGAAGCCAATAATACCAAAGCACTACTTGACATTTGACGGAGATAAGACATATGTGCTCTGTCCATATTGTCAAAGCGTTGTGCCTATTCCAGTATCAAATAGTGAGAATAACGCGATCTTAAAAGAATGGAACGAATGTAAAAAAGAGGTTTAAAAATGATTTGGTTAGCAGCATTAATAGGGCTCATCCTTTTCTTAGACGGTATAGTAAGCATCGCAGTGAAAGGAGCTCACGGTTGGGTTTTCGATGGCGGTCGCATCATACGGTCGTACATCGGCGTAACACTAATGTGCATGGCGTTCTTGGGCCTCGGAACGTGGGGCTGGGCGCTATTAGTAGGTCTAGGAGTTTGGATTATCATGGACGGTATAGGGAGTATCTACATAGAACAGGGTCAGGTGCACAACATAATGCGCGACGGCGGGCGTATCTTTAGGGCGCTCTTAGGAGTAATTTTAATCGTAATGGGTACGGTTATGAGATGATCTGTTTAAAGGTTTAAAGATTTAAAGATGGTAACACAGCCTAAGGTGAGGCGGGCTAACACGAGCTCGATAGAAGCAACACATGAAGTTCCGATCCAATGGTCAGGGGCCTCAGAGAATATAGGCAAATTACCGTGTCCCTGGCCAGGTAAGAACTCATTAACTACGGGTACGCGGTCAATTAGAAACTGTTACGACTGCATGCATTTCATATCTCGAACAAAGAAAGCCGTGAGTTGTACGTTCGGCAACGGCAAAACTGTTAAACATATTTGAGAGGCAATGGCAGAAGATACAATCGCAGAAGTAAACCCAAAGCGATGGGGGCCGCTGGAGCTATTCAAGGTAATATATCCTGGCGATTCTGACTTTGATAAGCTTGATGTATTATACCCTGGGCGCATTGGCTACATCTTTAAGCGCAAGGATGGCAGCATAGAGCGCATCGTTATCGCTAGGACGTGGCCGCACGATGTAAGCGACGAAAATGAAACGGGGGTTTATTCGAGCGATGACTGATAAACAACAACTCGGCGGCACTCTAATTTTCTTGGCCGGATTTTTAGGACTATTGCTTATACCTGTTATGGAAGCGTTAAACCCTAACTATTCGGTGCGCTTAGACACTATCAGTGAACTGGGTGCGCTGTCGCCAACGATACTACTTTTCGGCATTACACTTGTAACCGCTGGATCACTCGCACTAATAGGCGCGCTGCTGGTACGTAAGACGCTCGGCAGCCGATTCACTGGGCTTTTATGTATATCCTGCTTAGGTCAAATTGGCGTAGGGGTATTCCCTTCGCTGCATCCATTTAAATATGCACCGTATCTGCATATTTCATCTGCAATGTTGATAGTCGTATTTGGCGCAATCGTTATGCTTTTCTTTTACAAGCGGTTTAATCCGCCGTTTACGTACGTCTCGATAGTATTAGGCATTATCACGCTTGCAGGCGGCGCTTTGATGTTTTCAGGTCTGTTAGGCACAGGCGGCATGGAACGGGTTATGTTCTATCCGCTTATTGTATGGGAAGTTGGATTAGGCGCTGCACTGATGGACTTACATCCGAAGCTGAGTTTGAGGAGAGCAAAAGATGACTTTTGAATCAGTTTGTACGTTTTGCAGGTATCGCTGTTTTGATAGTGAACCGTGGCTGTGTGGTGAAAATACCGATAAGGTATTAGATTTAACGAAGGAAAAAGAGGCTGAAAAATGACTAGCAAATCTGAGCAGCAGGTATTACTCCAGCGCATCATGGCCCTAAGACGGCTCGCAAAGATAGGCTCACCACTATACGGCAACACACCTACCCACGAACAGATAGACGCCTGGGCTAAGGAACTTGAGAACTATATAAAACAAAGGAAGGGGTAAAAAATGGAGGAAGTTTTGGTTTACGAAGAGGATTATGAACACCTAAAAGACGCACTAAAATACAACAATCAGATATTCCAACCGTGGGAGAGCAAGTTTACAATGGCTGATGTAGTACACTACTATCTACTAAAAATGGATGCATTTGATTATTATTATCAAGAACACTATGACGAAAGCTTAAAACGCAACGTCGTCACCAAGAAGAAAAAATGAGCAAAGCAAAACAAGTAGTTTCATGCCCGATCACGTATTTCCCAATCGAAGTCGCTTACTGTAAAAAGTGCTGCGCTATGTATTGGACATGCTCAGCGTTTAGAGTTACAAATCCAGATGGTAAAGAGAAATGACCGACTATCCTTTTGAAGACATACTCTTCCTCTTCCTCTTCGGCTGCATGGTGATTATCAGCGTACCGTACCACTTCATGTTAGTAGGAATAAACAAAATATGAAAGAGCTACTGATGTGTCCGCCTAAGTACCTGAGCACCACTATAGTAAATAACATATGGATGCTCGATTTACCCCAAAAGGAACGCGAAATAAACCTAGATGCCGCACTAGAACAGTTTATGGCATTGTACACGATAATTACCAATCATGCACTGATTTACTTATTGCCGCCAACACCAGGCCTACAGGACCAGACGTACGCCACAAACCCGGCATGTGTACTACCACACATAAAGGATAAAACCGCAGTAATAAGTCATTTTAGGGCTGATGGGCGAGTCGGTGAGGAATGGGTAGCCTTGGACTTCTTAGAAACTCTTGGGTACACATGTTATACACCACCAGCGTATTTTGAGGGCGAAGGCGAGCTTAAATGGATACGCGATAATCAATATATAGCCAGTTACGGATTATTTACCTCATATGCAACATTAGATTGGATTGAAAAAGCGTTTGACGCAGAGATAATTAAACTAGAAGCCACAGACAACTACCTTTACCACGTAGATTGTTTCATATTTCCGGTAGATAGCGATACTATACTAGCGTGCAAGGACGTTATTAACGAAAATGATTGGGAATTATTAAATAAGGAACTTAACGTAATAAATGTAGCTTTAGAAGACTGCTATGAGGGCATAACTAACTCTCTTAGAATAGAAGACACGATATATAACGGCGTAGTCCATGATGAATCACCCGCAACCATACATAAAAACAAAGCTTTAACGGAGATTGCAAGTACGTTAAGCTTAGATAGTTGCTTTGTAGATATAGATGAATTCACCAAGAGTGGTGCGTTATTATCGTGTATGTTCCTTCACCTAAAACGTTGATATTAATATATATAAAAAAAACGATGCTAAGCAAAGTTTACTGCTCAGAGTGTGGAAAGGAAATCTGCGATGGCGACATAGCGTTTATTGTCTATGTAGATCCAGAAGACGCCGATAAAGGCTTAATAGCCTGTGAAGAATGTAATAAAAGAGTGTATTCAGCAAGTTAACAGTGTAAGACGTGTGGCAAGATTTTTTGATTTTACTCCTTAATTTTACGTTTGCTTTCATGCTCATCCCACAGATTCTCGAGTTGCATCGCAACAAAACCTCAATGAACGTCGCATCCACTACCACAACATTATCTGCGTTAGTAATTTTAGGAATAGTATATGCCACGTTAAACCTCTGGTTAGCGGTCTGTGGAGACGGTATTGATATCTGTGCGTGGGGATTGCTGGTTGGTCTCTCTATTAGGAATAAATTTTGATCTAGTAATCATTATATACCCTTCAACTCCAATTCTCTTTTGAGTGGAGTGCTAAAATGTCACACTGTTGGAACTGGATAGGCGCTAAAAACAAAATGGGATACGGCATACGGTATGACAGGTGGGAACAAAAGAACATATTAGCACATCGTTTTTATTATGTAAGTTTGGTAGGACCACTTAAAGGGGGGGAACTGGTGTGCCATAAGTGTAATAATCCAGGATGTGTGAACCCTGACCACTTATATGCAGGAACTCAAAAGGATAATATGCAGGATCTGTATAAAAGATTACACAAGCAAAGGCATGCGGAGCGTATGCGAGAGATACGCCAATCTTACTAATCTTTAACAACCATAATGGCAGAACCCGACTAAACCGGAATACGGGGTCGTCTTTTTACTATCCAGGACGAGATCGTAGACTCCGGCAAACGAATACTTTTTTGTAACATACTTGGCAAGCTCATTAAAATTGAAAAAGAGCTAGGCGGAGTCTCAAGGTTACAGCTCACGCACGTTTCCAGAGAGCAAAAGAAAATACACGACGGAGTGCTTGCTACACCAGAAGAGGAAGCTCGTTCAGCAGCAATTATAAAACACTGGAAACGAGTGCATAACAGCCACTGGGAGAATAACTTCAATTTATTACATCAAGAACTCGACGTTGAACACGCTAGAATCGCTGGGCTTAAAGATGAGGAGTTAGAATTGGCATTGCGTGATGAATGTGCATACCTTAGTGATGCGTTAACAATATTATATAATGAATATACAAGCGTTCAGTCCTTCAAAAAAGCCATAAAATAAGCTATTGTACACACAATACTTAAGTATTATTTTTCCGTTCTTTCTATTGGAGATATCTTTGCCCAGCGAAGCTGAATTATGGGCGCGTCAGAGTAGCGAGAGGTCTAAAGCATTCTCTCTTTTTTGTATGTACCGTGATATGGGCCCAGAACGCTCACTTGACAAGCTGCGGAAAAGCATGGGAGAGGCTTCGGTATCCCAGCGAAACCTTGAGCTGTATAGCGCCCGTTACAATTGGGTTAAGCGCGCACAAGCTTATGACGACTACCTGCAAAAGAAAGCACTACAGACGTTTGAGAACAGAATATTAAAGTTCAAAGACCAGCGCACAAGAGAAGCCCTTGAAATAGCCGATAGGGCCTTTGAGAATATGCAAACAGGTGAGATAGGCTCAAAAGAAGCACGCAAACGCTGGGAGCTAGGTGTAGATAAGTTTATGCAGATCTTAGGGCTTGACAAACAAAAGCTAGAGCTCAGTGGTGAGGTTAAAACTGGCCCTGATGTCGCAAAGCTTAAAGAAGTCCTTAAAACGCTACCGATTGAAAAACGCATAGAGTTTAGCGAGCAATTAGATGAATCAGAATAGTGGCATGATGCATCTTACTTATCCATACAGACTCACCTACTCAGTCGATTACCGCAAAATAAAGACAAACAAGAAAGAACTGCCTGTCGCAAAGGAAAAGAAATGATAGATGGCGATTAGTTCTAGTAGATTTGATGATGCAATTCTAACCTTAAACGAAAGCGAACGCAAAGAACTAGCTCTTGCTATCAACCCCATCAAATTCGCCCAATTACTCGGCATTGATCCCGATCCTTGGCAGCGCAAACTGCTCACCTCAGAAGAAAAAAAGATAATATTGAATTGTGCCAGGCAGTCAGGCAAATCGACTATTACCGCCATAATCGCCTTACATAGTGCTCTTTATAATCCCAATTCATTAGTACTAATCATAAGCAGAGGATACCGGCAATCAACAGAACTATTTAAGAAAGTAGCAGATTTTTACCAGGAACGTGGCAGGCCGGTCCCGAGCGATGCAGAGAATAAGCATACGTTAGAATTAACGAATGGAAGCAGGATAATAAGCCTACCATCCAAGCCGCAGACAGTGCGAGGGTTCAGCGCGCCGAGTCTGATGATTATTGACGAAGCAGCACAAATCGAGGATGATGAGCTCTATTACGGCTCCTTACGGCCAATGTTAGCGGTTTCGCAAGGCCGATTAATTTTGCTTTCAACACCATTCGGACGCAGAGGCTTCTTTTACGAGGCCTGGAACGATTATGAAACTGATAATTTGGGAGGCTGGCAAGGCTTTAAGGTAACAGCCTACGAGTGTCCGCGGATCTCTAAAGAATTTTTAAAGGAAGAAAAGGCCGTATTGGGAAATTGGTGGTTCAGACAAGAGTACATGTGCGAGTTCAGCGAGAACGTTGAGCAGTATTTCAGCGACGAGGAGATACAGGAAAGCGTAAGCGAGGACGTAAAGCCGTTATTTATTAACGGAGAACTATCACTTTAGATTAACCTGGGTTAACACAAAACACGAACTGTCGACGAGTAATTAAAAGGCTAATATACAAAGAGGACACAGGAGGGAGAACCAAAAAATGCTAGAAATTATTGCAGTTAACTACGATGCATTGCTCACACTCATAGTTACGTGGATCTTAGGCGGCGCATTTGGGCTGCTCGGTAGTGTATTATTTAAAGCGCTTTTGATAGCATTAGGATTCAGCGCGTTATTTGGCGCGTAAATATCAGTTACAAACTTAAAAGCAACCAAAATGATGAACCACAGCATGGCTTACTTTATAGCTGGAGACAGTTATTCAAACTTAGGCGCACTTAG